AGGCGTTATGCAATAGCATAATAAAAAGTCCTGTACTTTTAATGGCATAGTACAAAGACGTTAGTCATTGACTATGTTCAAGAATAATAACAGGTACTGGCTTCATGTAAAGCATGATTAACGAAGCCATCTTGTAGTGTTGGGGAATCGTAAATAGATTGACTGTTATGGATCTCTCTTTCGACTGCATCAACACTATGATGGTCTAAATTCATTTTTTCTAACAGCCAGTCGTAGTATGCTTCACTACAACAAGATTGAATTGATTGTACTCGTGGTAGCATTGCATAGGCTTCATCTTTACCAAAAAATGATATTAACTTAGCCAAGCGTTTTTCAGCATCTAAATTAAACAAACTTTTATACCATTCACTCTCTATATCATCTAATGCGATATATTTTTTCTGTTTAGTTTGGTTTGTTTGAATATATTTATGATTCGTATGTAGTTTCTGGTTGAGAACTCGAAATATAGGTAAATTGTACATCCATTGGAGGTTGCTTTCATAAAGTGTTTGACTATATTGATTAATTTGTGGCATAGTCATATTAACACATTTACTTGCCCATGGTGTATAGTTAATAAATCGATCTAATTTACGAGTTATTCGGTGTTTCTTGCATGTACCACAGTAAAATGTTTGTGTTGAACAAAAATTAGCATCTGTGATTAAATTGCTAATTTGCAAATATTTGAGGGTCATACCACAACCATGATAAGCATACAATGTTTTTAAAGGTGTATTTATTTGTTTAGCTAAATAAAATACTTGTTTATATGCTTCTTTGATGTCTTGTAATGGTATGTTGGGACTACAGTTTACTGCGGAATCGTCCCCTACTATTATTAATTCGTATTCATCCCTCTGTTTATTGAGCAACCGTTCGAATACGAAACGATGTAGAATACAATTGGGTATAGTATTCATTAATTTGGTATCACTGTTACCGGATAAGACTGTTCCATTGAGGCTACAGTTACCAATTGTTTCTTTATACGTGTTTTCGAAATAATCCCCGTATAAGGCATATCTTTCCATATATGCATAGAATTTGAATGTGTTTAAATCAACGTGTTTTATTTTATCTTCAATCATGGCATAAAATCTCCACATTACTACTTCTTTGAGCTCATTCATGACACTACGATCCATACCAGATACGTCTGCTTGTACTGTTTGGTGTAGTTCTTTTTCTAAAACTTTGTCATAATGTGCACCAAGCTCATCCCAATTTTTCCCTCCCCAATAACCTTTGAAATTTTTAAAATACTGCTCTAATGAGTAGATTACTGGGCCCATAACATACTTCCACGATGCGTTGATTGCTGATATACTACGGTTTTTAGGCCAATCCATTCCATCAATTTGTTGTTTTTCTGCTTTACAAAAGATAGTTACTTTCTTATTTAGT